GAGCCCGCGGCTCCCGCCGCTGAGCAGGAGGCCGCGCCGCAGCCCGTGGACCCCGCTGCCGACATGACCGCGGCGGAGCTCCGGGCCGTAATCGAGTCCAAGGGCGGCTTCGCGCCGCGGAAGGCCACCAAGGCCGAGCTGCAGGCGATGCTGGCGGCCCTCTGATGGCCGCCAATCTTACCGTCACGCTCGAGGAGTACGCGGCCCGCTACGGCACGCCGTCTGACCCCGAACGCGTCTCCGCGCTGCTCTCCGACGCCTGCGACATGCTCCTCACGGCCTACGAGGGCCGCTGGGGCCTCTACGTGGAGGGTGCGCACCAGGCGTTCGACCGCTGCTACAAGGCCGTGGCCTGCGCCGTCGTGAGCCGCGCCGTGAGCGTCCCCGACGCCTTCGCCGGGGCCACTCAGTACAGCCAGACGGCCGGGTCCTACAACGCATCCGTGACCTTCGCCAACCCCACAGCCGACCTCTGGCTGGGCAAGTCCGACCTGAGGCGGCTCGGGCTGGCGGGCATGCGCATAGGCACGATCGCGCCGATGGTCGGGGATGAGGATCATGTTTAGCCTCATCCCCACCGAGGCGGTCACCGTCCTGCGCCCCACGGTGGAGCGCGACGACCTCGGCGAGCCCGTGTTCGGGGAGCCGACGCGCGAGGACGTCGACTGTGTCGTTTGCCCGGGCGCGACCGCCGACATGGACGCGACGCGCCCCGAGGGCGTGACCGTTGCTTACACGCTCCACTTTCCCAAGACATACGCCGGGAGCCTGCGCGGCTGCTCGGTCGAGGTGCGCGGCACCCGCTACGACGTGGTGGGCGACCCGCAGCGCACGACCGACGCCGCCACGCCCGGCCCCTTCAACCTGACCGTGGAGGTGACCCGGGCCGATGGCTAGCAGCGTCAAGTTCGGCAAGTTCAAGTGGAACCGACCAGGCTACGCACAGCTTATGGACTCCGCGCCGGTACAGGCAGTCATCAGCCGCAAGGCGAGCGCCGTCAAGGCGTCCGCGGACGCCGCTGTTGCCGCCTCCTACCCCAAGGCCAAGGGGGCCGCTCACGCCATGAGCGACTTTCAGGGTAAGCTCGCTCGCGGCAAGGTAATCCGCACGAACAACTTCGCCGCCAGCTATGGCGAGGCCAAGCAAAAGACTCTCAGCAAGTCGCTGGGCGCGGCGAACGGATAGGGGAGAGCGCATGGACGTAGAGGCAGTTGTGGCCAGAAGGCTCTCCGAGGCCGTCGGCGTGCCGGGCCGCGTGGAGGTCACCGAGAACACGCCGGAGCGCTTCATAAGCGTCGAGCGGCTGGGCGGCGGAGGCTCCATGTTCGAGCCCGTCCAGCTCGCCATCGACTGCTGGGCTGGGAAGAAGCAGCGCAAGGCCGCGCAGGCCCTCTCCGAGAAGGTGAAGGCCGCCGTCTACGACCTCGACGAGGAGCCGGACATCTTCCACCCCGAGGTCACGAACTGCTACCGGCAGAACGACCCGGACACGGGCCGATCGAGATACATCGTGCAGGCCCAGCTTTGGGTCTGCGAATAGACAAGGAAGGGGCCTTCTGATGGCTGAATCCACCACCAACAACCAGGCGAACGTCAGCGCCGCGAAGGGCGTGAAGGGCGGGTACATCTTCTCCGCGCCCGAGGGCTCGAAGCTGCCGACCGACATCAAGACCAGGCTCGACCCGGCCTTCAAGTGCCTCGGCTTCATCTCCGAGGACGGCTACGTCGAGACGGTCGACGAGGACGCCGACGACATCAACGACATGAACGGCGACGTCATGGACTCCACCAACTCCAACAGAGTCGAGTCCGCGCAGCTCACCCTCGCCGAGATCAAGGCGGAGACCTTGAAGCGCCAGTACGGCAACGCCAACGTCACCGACGCGAACGGCATCATCACCGTCAAGCACAACGCCGACAGCCACGACGTCTTCGCCTACGTGCTCGAGCTCGTCCTCAAGAACGGCCGCCGCTGGCGAAAGGTCGTGCCCAGGGGCAAGTCCTCCGAGCTCGACGGCCTCACCATCGCCAGCTCCGAGCTGTGCCAGCGCGCGCTGACCATGAAGTACCTCACCGACGATCAGGGCAACACCTGCTACGACTACTTCGAGTCCACTGAGACCCAGGCCGCCTAGGCCATCCGAGACGGCGCGGGGCTTCACGGTCCCGCGCCGTTATTAAGCAAATGAAATGACAGTAAGGAGCGGCGCCGATGGCCGAGAAGAAGAAGCACGAGATCGTCGAGTTCGAGTTCCGAGGCCAGAAGTTCGAGGCCGACAAGACCGCCTTCGGCTCGCTGAAGGTGCAGACCGCGATCAACCTCGGGGACAAGGACCCCAAGGCCGCCAACGAGGCCATGGACATCATCTGCTGCGGGCACCTCGTCGAGTACCTCGGGCGCGTGCCCGGCGCCGACGGCGCCGCCCCCGACGAGCTCGGGTGCTCCGCCGAGGACTGGGGCGCCTTCACCAAGGCCATGGGGGAGGCCGTCGCGGCAAAAAACTAACCGGCTTCGCCCTCGACTGGCTGCTCCACCGTGAGGACGTTGTGGCCGATTTCCGCCAGTACTACGGCATCGACCTCCCGCTGGAGGCCGAGGACGTGGACTGCGCCCGCTATGGCCTGCTGTGGCACGCGCTGCCGCGCGAGTCTAGGACGGCGCGCAGGCAGTTCCCCGACCTCGAGTGGTCCGATGGCGAGCACATGCTAAACCGCGCGACCTACTACCTCAGCCTCCTCGCGTGGAGGCTGTGCACAAAGGACGGCCAGAGGGGGCGGCGCGCCCCGCAGCCGCCGAGGACGCCCGGAGAGAGGGCGAATGCCGAGCGCAGGCGCGCGAACGCCGAGAGCGCCCGCGCTGACATAGACAGGATTCTCGGAATCGAGGAAGGCGGTGCGTAGATGGCGGTGAACGTCGGCTCCGCGTCCGTGACGATCATGCCGACCATGTCGGGCTTCGCGGACAAGATGGACAAGGAGCTGGGCGGCGCGGGCAAGACGGGCGGCGCATCCTTCTCCAAGGCGTTCGGCGCGTCGTCGCAGCCGGGCACGGGCTTTCTGGGTAAGTTCCGCACCGCCGGCAGCAATGCCGGCTCGGCCATGGGCGAGTCCGCGGGCAAGGGCATCAGCGCCAAGGGCGCGGCCATCGCCGGGGCCATGGGCGGCCTCGCCGCGTCCATCGGCTCGAAGCTCGTGGGCACCATCCAGGGCCTGATGGGCGAGATCACGGACGCCTCCGACTCGGCGCAGAAGTTCGCGAGCACGCTGTCCTTCGCGAACATCGACGACTCGACGATCAAGGACCTGACGGCCTCCACGCAGGCCTACGCCGACGAGACGGTCTACGACCTCTCCGACATCCGCAACACCACGGCTCAGCTCGCCGCGAACGGCGTCGACAACTACGCCCAGCTCGCCGAGGCGGCGGGCAACCTCAACGCCGTCGCCGGCGGCAACGCCGACACCTTCAAGTCCGTGGCCATGGTCATGACCCAGACGGCGGGCGCGGGCAAGCTCACCACCGAGAACTGGAACCAGCTCTCCGACGCAATCCCGGGAGCCTCCGGCAAGCTCCAGGAGGCCCTGAAGGCCAACGGCGCTTACACGGGAAACTTCCGCGAGGCCTTGGAGAAGGGCCAAATCTCCGCCGAGGAGTTCAACAAGGCCGTGATGGACCTCGGCATGACCGACGCCGCCAAGCAGGCGGCGACCTCCACCGCGACCATCGAGGGCTCGATGGGCAACCTCGAGGCGGCGGGCGTCAAGGCCGGCATGGTCCTGCTCGACGCCTTCAAGCCGCTCGTCACCGGCGGCATCAACGGCGTCTCCGAGGCCATCGGCCAGGTGACCGACGGCGTCGTGAGGTTCTTCGACGTCGCGCAGTCAAACGGGGCCGTCCAGCAGCTCACCGACACGGTCGGCGCGCTCGGCGGCGCGGCGGGGAACATCCTCGGCGCGCTTGGTAGCCTCGCGCTCGCCGTGCTCGGCATCCAGCCCAGCGGCGACGCGGCAACCGACGCGGCCAACGGCCTGAAGGGCGCCCTCGACGCGGCCCAGCCGGTCATCCAGGGCGTCTCCGACGCTACCGGGTGGCTAAAGGACCACGCAGCGGAGG